TGCGGCGCCTATTTTTGCGGCCGATATTGCATCATCTTGGATGTTGGCTGTCTGTACGCAATTGCTCGATAGCTTTGCGTTTGAGATTCCGCCATCCTTGAGGCGTAGAGAATCGCTGTTGATCTCAATTGTCGCATCATCAACGTTTACAGATAGCGCAGATCCCGCACCACCTGCAAGACCGTCACCCGCAACACTTGAGGCAAGCTTGCCTTCATCAACGGCATTTGCCGCAAGTTTGGCAAGAGTCACGGCACCTGAGTTTATTTTAACCGAGGTAACGGCATTGGACCCGATCGCACTAGCGTCCACGATTCCGGCCGCAAAGTATGCGCTTGAGTCAATAGATCCATCGGCGATGGCGTTAGAGGTTACGGAGTTTGCGCCCATTTGTGCGCTTGTGATGGTTCCAACGCTCAAGCCACTTGCGGATGCTTGTAGCGTTGATCCGTTGAGTTTGACCTGTGCAGATCCAGAATTGAGTTCAAGGCCATTGCCCGCTTTGATCTCAAGTTCTCCAGATGTGAATTGCAAACCGCTATTGGATGACAGGTCGATCGATATGGTCGATCCGCTCTTTTGTAGGCCGTCGCCCGTGTTGATGGAAGAAAGTCCGGTAAACTGAGTGATTACGATTGCGGTTGTGCCAAGGTTGATATTGTCCGTTGTGACTGTAAATCCAGCATCCGCATGCGTTGCACCTTGTCGACAGAAGACCGCAGCTTGTTCTAATTTTTGGGCGGTGTTAGCGTCCTCTGAGCGAGACATCGCAGCGCCTGCGCTTGCAAAAACATAGATGCCGTTTTGTGATGCTGTGCTTTGATCTTTGAGAAGTACACGATCATTTGCCGAAAGCGTTACACCATCGATTGCAGATGGAGCGCTTGAAATATCGACGTTTGCGGTACTTGCGGCGATACAGCTTTCCTTCCAATGAATTCCTTGGGCTGTGGAGTCGACATAGGCCTTTGTGGCGGCGTGCGCATCGCTTGTCGGCGTGGCTACACTAACCGTACCTGAGGAGAAGTTAAAAGATCCGGTGAGGTCTATTTTTGCCGCAGTCACCACACCATTTGCAAGGTATGCGGAACTATCAATTGCGGAATCTGCGATCTTAGCTGATATTACGGAATCGTTAGCGAGAGCTGAAGAAACGACAACGCTAGATCCAAGGAGGTTGGAATTGTCGATGATTCCGGTACTGAGTTGTGTTGAGGTAATCGAGGCCGATTTTATCTGACCGCCTCTAATTTGTATCGTCATGGGTGTTTACTCCGATGATTGTGTTGTATAAACCGCCTCAAGTGTATCACCTGTGAGCGGCGGGGATGAAAACTCGAAATTACGATCGTCGATAATTGAGATCTGGCTAACACGTTCTTTGAGTCCGTTGAGATATACGTTGAGCGATCCCGACGTAACATCCTTTGACGTTGTAAATCTCACGGTGACACCATTACATAACGTTGTAAAATCATCAATTTGCGTTACCTGTGCGGCATCGGCGCCAACTTCTCGCCCCGTGCCCCCTTCATCATTGTACACATTTGCTATAGGCATGTCAACCCCTTAACATTCATAGGTAAGAGAGGCGCTTTGTACGCTACATGTACCTGTATTGGTGCGTATATGCAGGTATAAAGTCTTGTCTTGTATGTCTCTCACGATCACATCAAGGCGATACGATGCGGCGCCAACCGTGTTGGTGGTGAGGCCTGTTTGTATGTCGGATCTTGTTTCGGTCATCAAGATGTTATCACCTGCGGCGTCTCTTGTGAGCGTTGCAAAAAGCTTGTCGGCGCTCGAAATATCGGACAATTGGACCTCTAACATGGAGGCTTTTACGTTGATTTGTGATGTTCCAAACTTGTCATACTGCAAGGCAACGGCCTTGCCTGTGTTGTAATTTGTTGTGATACCCGTCGCACCCGACGCACTGAGCATTTGATCGTATTCGGCCATATCATTTATCACGTAAGGGGTTAAGATATAGGCCTATCTTAGCACGATACAACAGCATACGCACCTTGAGCGCATTACGTACGCTCAAAGGGTAACACAGGCGGAATAGTTGCACGCACATAAGCACATCGTCAAGGGCCTCATGTGTTTGTGGAGGCCATCCGAAGATCTTGGCGATACTGCTCATGCTCATCGATGAGAACCCATACGGCATAAGGGCAGCACTCGCCAAGGCGATGGTGTCGATTCCACGGCGCAAGATCCTCCTTTGTGGTGCATGATCTTGCAAAAGCTTGAGAATAAACCCACGATCAAAAGGCCAATTGTGTGCAACCGGAATACATGAGTCCATAAAATCTGCGATTGCAAACGCTGCCCTTTTGGGGTCAAGCGCTCCACATTTGGCCCATTGATCAGGCGTGTACCCGTTGATCTTCAAGGATTTGGGATCAGCCCCTCCTATGTTTTGCGGCCAAATATGGATGTGTATGCGGGCGACCTCCTCAAGATCCTTGTTGAGTTTGATACCCGCAAAGCTGATCATTTCATGGCCTCGATAGGGGTACAGCCCCGTTGTTTCGGTGTCCAATACTACAAACATAAAAACCTCCTCATGTAGATATATAGAGGTTTTTGAAGAAATATCAAAATAATGTTTGACACATTATAAGTGAATGAAGTATAGATATTGTACACCAAACAACAAAAGGAAAAACAATGGCTACTTCATACCACGCAAAAATCATAACAAAGACAACAAAGCAAGCTTACTCTCTAGAGGAGGCTGTAAAAAACAGCTTTGGTGTTATCCATAGCGAAAGAAGTGTACAGATCCATAGCGTCGATCTTGAATCTAGCGACTCATCATCTCTATTGATCGAATCTATTCAATCGTTGGCCCTAGATGTTATCAAAACAATCGAATCCATAGAGATAGAGAAGTACCAAGGAAAATACGAAGATACATGCAAATGGAGAGGCACAATTGTATTTGCCTTTGTTGATGGTGAGTTTGTTGAGGCAAGAAAGCATCATTCTATACCCGCCCTCAAGAGACACATCAAGATCATCGAGCAGATCAACGAAATCATAGCAGCAAAGAAAGCCGCCAAAAAAGAACAAACAGTATCGCGGCACGACATACATAAGGACTTCAACCCCGCAACCAACACCGATCACGCAAGAGCCTCAAAGGTCATGCTTGAGGAGTTGAGAGCAGACCTTCGAGAGGTTGAGCTTGACATGTTTGCTTCAAAGCCTGCAATCTTGGATATGTATGAGGATAACGTTAAAAAATTCGACGGCACCGATTGCAAGATCGCACAAGAATACGCAGAGATGATCCGCTCTCTCATTGAGAAGAATCGCCCACAAGAGGAGGCACAAGAAGAAACAAAGCACTTTTATGATTTTGTCGGCTACATGCTCAGCGAAGGAAATGCCGATACATCTCAGGACATACGGGACACGATTAACGATCTCATTATTGAATACGTAGACGAATGCAAAAATAGCGGATGCGATCTACCTGTATCCTTTGGTGATGATGTTGATCGCTGGCATGTAGCCAACATTATACAATCACACCTGGATGTAGAGGTTCGATACTACCAAGAGAGGTTGCAAAAGATACAAAAGGCTTTGCATGTGCTCAAAGAAATATAAGACCACAACAAACCCACAAGGCCGCATCATACGGCCTTTTTTATTTTCTCAAAATAATGTTTGCAATCTCATTCTCATTCGCATACAATGAAGAGGTAACAACAAGGAGCAACAATGCAATTTACACCAATAACCCACACCGACATCCAAACGATGAGCGAGATGCCCAAGGCCTCGATCCTCGTTTGGCTCAAGCTTCGCATCTATGCCGGCCAAAACGGCAAGGCATATCCAACAAGATCAAAGATCGCCGAAGATCTTGGCTTGTCGATTCCATCCGTAAATCGTGCTTTTCAAGACCTCGAAAAGAGAAGCATGATCACAAAGATCAACAATCACGGGGTGATCAAAAATGCACAGTACATGATCAAAAATGATCAGTCACTAATCAGAAATGATCACTCGAACAGATCAGAAATGATCAGTGGCACTGATCAAAAACGATCAGTGGATGTGATCAAAAATGATCAACAGAATAAAGAAAGTAATAAAGAAAGTAATAAAGAAAATAATATTGCTTGTAGTAAAGACAATACTTCTTCTTTTGCTTTTGAGAGGGCGGCAACAAGTGCCGCACAGGTTGAGGCACTGGATGGCAGTGATGAGCGGGATCTTTGGTTGGCAGAGCTTTGGGCAAAACATGCAACCACACAGGGATGGATCTCTTCTGATATCCCCAAAGATTTTGCCATGATCAAAGAAGGTCTTGAAGTCATACAGATCGCAAAGGTTGTGCGCAAGCTAGATGCGTATATTACCCGTGAGCAATGCAACGGCATGTACCAAGGGAAAGGATGGGCACGTAAGATCCGTGATCGATGGTGTGCGAAGGAATCCAAAAGCGTGAGCAAATACGATCGTAAAAAAATGAGTGAATCCACAATCATGATCGGGCAAGAGAAGCAACAAGCCGAGAAAGAAGCACAAGAACACCAAGAGCAGATCAAAAGGGCGGCGGCGGTGTCAAAGGCTACCAAGAGCAAGGCGGCGGCGTTGTGGGCTGATTTTGTGGCTCGATTCGACAACTACGAAGAGCGTGCCAATGCGGTCTTTGAGTGGAGGCGATCCGGTGGACTTACCGATGAGGTACGTAAGGAGATAAAGAGCGATCCCGATCTCTTTGATTTTGATATGCTTTGTGATGTTCCTGTGTATCCTATGAGAGGTGAGGCATGAGAGGCGAATATATCGTAGGCGACAAAGCCTTTGCAAAAACCGAGTTTTGTCGTGTTGCGTTGTTGGGTGAGATTACCCGTATTGATGGCAACATGTGTTCTCTCAAGATGTGCGGATATGATCCCAAACGGCGGTCCTCAATAATACCGCATACCATCACAACACGGCTCGATCTGCTTGATCCTCATGCAGATGTTATTAAGAGATGGGAGAGCAAGGCGATGGATTTCGAGATCACAAAAACGAGGGTTGAGATATCAAAGCTTGCGGATAAACTCAAGGAGGCAATGAGACATGACAAAGAAATCATATGGAAGCCCTAAGGATCGGATGATGAAAAAGACGACACAACAAGGGGATACACGTATTAGGATCACGCTTACAAAAGAGCAGTACGCACAGGCGGAGCGCATTGCAAAGCGCCATGCCATGCACGCCGATGATGTGATACAAAGGTATGTTTTGCGATGTATTGCAGACCTCTCGCATCCGTGATATTGTTAGGGATGTAAATACACTGTATTTGCATCCTTGTTGTTTGTTGAGGGCGGTGCTTTTGTGTCGCCCTCACTTTTTTCTCAAAAGAATACTTGACTATCATATAATGACACTATAAGATAAAGTGTACAACAAAGGAGCAAAACAATGGAAAACACATGGATACATATCGTCGTAGAAATTGACGGCATGATGATCACGGACTCTATACGAGTTGCGAATGCGGCCGATCTTGCAGATCATATTGCACGGCACGTCAATAACGGAGGCGATATCATCGCCATCACCACAAGTGAAGAGTGGAATGCGCAAAAGGCGCCCGATCTTAGTTCGGACGATCTTGACGCATGGGCGCAAGAACTTGAGGCGGAGATATCAGAATAATGAGCAAAGAGAGAAGAAGCATGATGCACCCACAACGCAAAAGCGATCGGTTTGGTGGGTTTGAGATCAAGCGCATCACATGCGGATGGAGTGATGCAGAATATAAAACAACCCTATATTTGAGGCTCAACGGGCGAGGTGTGGCACGCATCTGCGATTGCGATGGGTATCACTACAAAAAGACGTGTTATCACCTCACAGCGCTTGAGGAATGGGCACGAAAGAGCAAGGAGCAAGGCGAATGAACAATACTAACAATATATCTTTGGGATCATGGGTGCATCATAGGTATCACGGCCGATGCAAGTTGGTTTCCTACTACTTTTGCAGTCGTACAAATGACACCATCTATGTTCTTTATGATGAGCAGGCATGTGAATGGTTAGTGCGTAAGCAAGATTGGGATGTTGAGATACGGTAACAAAGGAGTAAGGGAAATGAAAGACGTGTACTTAGAGAGAAGAGATCAAGAGATCAAGAAGCTAAAAGATGATTATTGGCGAGCAAGGAAGGGCGATGGTGAGGCCATTCTTTTTGATATGCTCGTAAAGATTGACGATAAGACCACATACATTGCAGAACATCCCGAAAGAGCAAAGAATCATTACAGCAAGAATCGTGATGCGGCGTTTGTAAAGTCTGTGCGCACATCGTTGGGGTTAACGCAAGAGGTGTTCGGGCATCGTTTGGGCGTTACCGCTACAACTGTAAACAGATGGGAAAACGGCAAGATGCCGCTATCTGATGAGAAAAGGACTTTCATTGAGGGTGTGGCAAGGTGTGCGAGAGATACCCCATCATGGCAAAAGGACGTTATGAGTCTTTTGAGAGGTGTGTAATGAGTTACTCACAAGAAAACAATGAGATACTCAAGGCGGGCGGGCGGCCTACACAGGGTAAGAACTCGCCAAGAATTACAACCGTCATGCCTGAGTGGATGCTTGAAAAACTCAACAAGTACGCCAAAGAGCGCAAGATCTCACGGGGCGAGGCCATCCGCCAAATCCTCAACGGGGTGCTTTGATGGGTCAGCCTCTCAAACTCCTCAACGAACAGATCGTTGCCCGTATTATGGAAGCAACGGCAAAAGGGCATACAAGAGAAATGGTGGCGTATTATGCAGGCCTTGATCCGTCTACGTTGTACAGATGGATCAACTTAGGGCGTGAGGGAAAACAGCCGTACCAGTCTTTTGTGCGTAAACTCGAAAAGGCACGGGCTGAGGGATCCCTTGGTTTGTTGGAAACCATAAAACAAGCCAGCCGTGATCAGTGGCAGGCGGCGGCGTGGCTTCTCGAACGGTGTCATGGATTCCATAAAGACGGTCCACCACCTGTGCAAATTACGATTGACACGGAAAGCATGGATGTGCGTGCGTTGGTGCAAGAGTACAAAAAGGAAATCCTGCCCATCATCGAAGCACCTGAGATCGATCTTGATGAGGAATGATATGAGCGTCTTTGATACCATGCATATACAAGGGCGTGAAATACACCCCAAGAGCATCTTTGATCGGTGCGTATTCATGAAGCAGGGCCGTGATCCTGTGTATTGTTATGCACGTCTTGTGCATGTTATGGCGCAAGAGTTTGATAAGGGCAATCCAAACGCATACTATATTCAAGCAATACATAATCTCTGTTCAATATTTGGTATTGTAGGAACACAAGAACACCAACACAAACCCATCATTAGAATGAAAAGACAAGGAGCAAAGCAATGATGAATGAAAAAATACAGGCCGATCTAGAGGAAAGGGGCAAAGCATCCCTTTCTGTGGATAGAAAGATTTTGGGCTATCTTGAGGCCGAACCGAATCAGGTGCATACACTGAGAACTATATGCAACGCCAAGAACGGAGCACATAATGGTACTTTTTGGACGGCGGCGTATTCTTTGGCCGCAAGAGGTAAGATCGGGTATGCGGATCGAAAGTATCACGTATTTGGGGGTGATCTGGCATCGTTAACCAAAAAGGTGCGGTGTGTGGTGTGGCATCGTGATCACGTTCCTCAAGGGTACAGTATTCGACCCCAGTGGGCCGCATACCAAGCCAGTACAACACAGCCCTCACTATTTGGGGATAACATAACATCTCTCAATAGCGAAGAACTTGATCGGCTTATCGAGCGGGCGCAAGAGGTCCGCTTTGAGAGGCTTCTTGAGGGTCGTTATCGTGGAGCGGTTGATCATATGGTTGAACCTATCAAGAAGATCCTTAAAAAGGCGGGCGTGGCTGATCCTGTGGCGCTTGTACATGGCGATGATACGTGCACATTTTTGACGCTCACGGCTACAAACGCAATGCCCTTACAGGTCACATACGCAACCAAAGCAGGCAACGAAATTGCACAAACGCAAGAGTTATCGCATATTACGATACACGGAGCACCCGCAGTGTGGACAATATTCGAGGCGTACAAAAGAGCGAGAGGCGATCAATGAGACGGCAATTTCGTCGGGATCTCTTGATAACCGAGCCACCACCAAGGCCAAAGATCAAATGGAAGCGCAAAAAGAATCCAAATCTCACATGTGAGGCGCTTCGTTTGCTTATGCGTGGTTACATCTCCAAAGCAGGTGCAAAGAATGTGGACCGTCATGAGTGGGCAGAGTTTTGCGGGGTGCATGTTAAAACACTCAACAAATGGATCGCAGGTTATCCAATGCGAGAGGACCTTATTTATCGGGTTGCTCGATACCTTGCACCGTTGTTGGGGTCCACGAAAAAACAGATCGCCGAAGAGATTTGTGAGACGCTAAGCGCTTGGCGTGCGGCATGAGTCTACAGCGGGCACGGCGTCAACTCATCGACATCATGCGGGCCTATCCTTTGGCGTTGTCTCGTTTATGGGTCCCGCATTGTCACAGGTGGGATGGCTTTGGTGTAAAGAGTGAGCGTGCCCGTGGTTGTGGTCTTGAGATGCATATGATTGGCCTTGGCTCGTACCGTTGCGATCGCTGTGATATCGAGGAGCCAAGAACATCGCAACGAGAGGCGGCGATCCGGTTCATGAATAGCGAAGAGGCGTATTTGTGTACAGGTGGAAACCGTGCAGGCAAAACGCAATTTGGTGCACAATTGGCGATCGCCATTGCCGCAGGTCGGGATGCTTGGTGGGTGCGTGAGTGGCTCAAGCTTAACGATCTGCCTGATGATCTTGTGCAACGTAAACCTCAAACTGTGTGGTATGTTGCGCTCTCTTATGGTGATGCCCTTGAGTATGGGCGGCCAAAGCTTGAGCAATATGCACCGCAGGGCACGAAGTATACAAGATGGAAAGCGCAGGATCGTGCATCGATGAAGCTACCAAACGGCGGCCGTATTGTCTCTTTGAGTGATAGCGCAGGGCGTGAGGCTTTTCAAGGTGCATCGGTGAAATTTGTGTGGTGTGATGAGGAGCCGGATCGTGAGGTTTTTGAAGAGTGCATGCTTCGTATCGTGGACACCAAGGGCAAGATCTTGATCACGGCAACGCCCTTGAAGGGTCTATCGTTTATGTATGACTTCTTTGTGGATAACCCGCCTCAAGGCTTTGATCGATATGCGATATCAGGTCTTGATAATCCGTACATATCGAGCAACAAGCTAAGAAGGGCGGTTGCACACTTGAGCGAGGCAAGTCAGAACGCTCGTCTATTTGGTATGTTTACAAGTCAGAGCGGGCTTGTGTACAACGAGTTTGATCGGGCTGTGCATACATGCAAACCGTTTGCGATTCCAGATCATTGGCCCCGTGATATTGCGATCGACTTTGGGGTGCGTAACCCCTTTGTAGCGCTTTGGATTGCGCATGATGAGGATAAGGATGTGTTGTATGTCTATAGAGAGTATTTCAAGACCGAAAAAACCACGCTGGAAAACGGCCGCATGATCATCGCTTTGGGTGCAAAAGATCCCGATCTGCGGTGGATTGTTGCGGATCCTGAGAGCAAGGATGGGCGTTTGCTTCTTGCCCGTGAATTGGGTTTGAATACGAAGCCAGCGCCGAAACACATGGGCGTTGTGCAAACCATTAGCCTCGTAAAAGAGAGACTCAAACTTGATGTTGAGGGTAGACCTGCGCTTGTGGTGTTCAACTCATGCAAAGAACTCATAAAGGAGTTTCGAAAGTACAAATGGAGCAAAGCCAAAGGCAAAGACAAGCCTGAGAAGATCCATGATCACGGAATGGATGCGTTGAGATATGAGTGTGCCTTTTTGTACCGTTACCGCAAACACAGGCAATAACATGAGTGATCTCTTTAATGTTGTAAGACCTGCTTTGTTGCTTCGCAAACCTCTTGAGAAGGGTTTGACCATTGCACAAAACGTGCTCAAACATGGCACGGGTGCGCTCAATATAGATGGTTGTCGTTTTGGGTATGGTGATCCGTGTTGGGTTGGTGGTGAGTATTCATATCGAAAAAATTATCTTGATAAAGATGGCAATCAAGAAAAAGGCTCAGGTAAGTCAATGTTTTTGGGTGATTCTTATGCCATAAAAAGATCGCATAAACACCCCGAAGGCCGATGGCCTGCAAACCTATATCAATGCAGTGGTGAAGATACACCCTCAAACACAATAAACAATAAAACAAGGATAGATATGACTGATCAAGATATGTGGCACGATATGCCAACCGCAAAGATCATGCATGGCAATTGCATGGATCTCCTCAAAGAACTACCCGATTGCAGTATCGATGCAATTGTAACCGATCCACCGTACGGCATGTCGCCCGATGGTATCGCCCGCACATGGGCTGATATCGAAGAGGGGCGCAAGATGAAGGGTTTTATGGGCAAGGAGTGGGATGCCGCTGTGCCTTGTCACAACTTCTTTGCGGAGTGCTTTCGGGTCTTGAAGCATGGCGGGCACATGATAGCCTTTTCCTCAACACGCACGGTTTGTGCTTTGGGTATGGCCGCACAAAAAGGCGGGTTTCGAATCCGTGATATGATCCATTGGTGCTACTTCTCAGGATTCCCAAAGTCGCACGATATAAGCAAAGCGATTGATCGTGAGGCGGGTGCGGTGCGTGAGGTTGCACACCTTAAAGGCAAGAGCGGAAAAGATCGCATGTGTATGCAAGGAGACTTTGCAGGAGAGTATTTTGAAACAAAACCCGCAACACAAGACGCACAAAAATGGGCGGGTTTTGGTACCGCCCTCAAGCCCGCTGTTGAGCCTGCTTTGTTACTTCGCAAGCCGCTTGAGAAGGGTTTGACCATTGCACAAAACGTGTTGAAACATGGTACGGGTGCGCTCAATATAGATGGGTGTCGGTTTGGTTATGGTGATCCTTGTTGGGTAGGGTCTCAAGAGATTGTTAGCAATCATGGGAGAAGTGGTAAGAGTGTTGGCACATCATGGAATTTAGGAAAAGCTGAGCCAATGCAAACAGATGGTCAAAAAATAGGCCGATGGCCTGCAAACCTTTATCAATGCGCCAAAGCCTCACGATCTGAGCGTGAAGAGGGGCTTGAGCATCTCGAATCCAGAAGCGGTGCGGATACCGTCCACCGCAAAGAAGGATCGGCAGGTCTTGAGAATCCAAGAGCGGGCGCAGGTCGAACCGCAAACGAGGTGCGCAACATACATCCCACAGTCAAGCCGATCAAGCTAATGCGTTGGTGTTGTCGATTGATAGGCGGGCAAAAGGGATCTGTGATCCTCGATCCGTTTTGTGGAAGCGGCACAACGGGTGCGGCCGCCATCCTTGAGGGTTTTGATTTTGTGGGTATGGAGATCACGCCCGAATACTTGCCGATTATCAACGGTAGACTACAATGGGCAAGAGAGGAATACAAAAGAGAGAACGCACAACTCAGCCTCTTTGGGGGTATGTAATGCGCAAGAAAGAGATAGATATGCAAAGCCTTGAAGGTCGAATACTTGGGGCGATCCGCAAGCTATCAAAAGGGATCGATATACTGATTGAGTTGCAACTTGAGATCATTGCGCATCGCTCACGCTTGAGGAATCTTATTATGGCGTACAACTCAAAGCATGGGCAAGAGGGTTGCGACGATCTTATCAGGGCGATTGTGATTGATGAGGCGTTACCAAACGAGGAGATCAAAGGGGCGTTCGATCTGACTGATATCGCATTTCGTGAGGCGCTGGAGCGTATACAGCACCGAGACAACATGAGAAAATAAAACATGCTATATTACGCAAGAGAGAGGTGATATAATGAGCAAAGATCTACCCGCAAAGCCCTTGAGTTTTTGGCAACGCATCACAAAAGCATTTGCAAAGCCTGTGGAGAAACCCGAGAGACCTGCGCATGGTGCGGACTGGGCACGCTCTCAAGGTGCTGCAAATCCTTACCCCGTCAAGTTGTCGATGAGCGCATTTGCATCACATGGTTATGTATATGCGGCCGTATCAAGGGCATCACAAGACCTTGCCGCATTGCCGATCAAGCTTATACGAGGAAAAGGCGAGAATAGCGAGATCATCGAAGAGCATCCTTTCTTAGATCTCATGGACCAGCCATCAACGTATAAAGATGGCTTCTCGTTTCGTGAGCAGTTGATTGTTGATCTTATGCTCTCAGGTGGGTGCTATGTGCTTCTTGCGGGTACAACCGATGTGCCCACGTCGCTCTTTCGTTTGCACCCTGAGCAAACCAAAATCATCACGGATCCGGTTGTAGGTATCAAGGGCTTTGAGTTTACCGATAGCGGCACAGCCGTTGAGTATCCCATAGATCGTGTCGTGTATGCCCAAAGCGCATCATGGGGCGCGGGTGTAGATTCCTTGTATGGGCTTGGCGGTGTCCAACCTTTACAGCGTGAGATCAGTGCGGATATAAGCGCACAAAAACTTGCGGCCGATTCCTCGAAGAAAGGGCGTCCTGATATCCTCATATCGCCCGCAGATGAGGCGGATATTTGGGATTATGAGCAAAGACGTGCGATCCTTGACGCATACAAAGGTATGAGTAGTGAAGGAGGCGCCATGGTGCTCAGTGGGCAGGTAAACGTGGAACCCCTGCAAATTTCTCCGAGGGACCTCGAGTTTCAAGCCGTGCGAGACTACACAAGGCAAGCCATTAGCGCTGTCTTTGGTGTGCCTCCTTCGGTATTGGGCGACAATAGCGCCAACTTTGCGGTGTCACGCCAACAAGCCCAAAACTATTGGGAGGTGCAAACCAAAAGAGGCAAGAGGTTATCATTCTTGCTTACGCAGATCGCCAAACGCTTTGATTCTTCGTTTCGTGTTGAGGTGGATTATTCGGGTGTTGAGGCCTTGCAAGATATACGTAATGCACAGCTTGACCGTATCACAAAGCACATCCTCAACGGGATGGATGCGGGCGATGCGTACACCTATGAAGGTATGCAAGATGCACCCATTGTGCCTCTAGATGAGCGTGAATCACCCGCCGAAGATGTAGGCGATGAAGAAGGGCAAAACGTGCGGGCAATGGAGATGATTTTGCGCACCATCTCCAAAGACCAAAAGCAAGAGACGAACTATGGCCTCAAGAGCAACGCAAAAGAGGCGATGGATGCGCTACCTGAGGCAACGCAAAAGGGCTTAAAAAAAAAGGCCAAAGATCACAACGAGGATTACGGAGACAACCCAAAGAAGAGGCTAACGAATAGCAACTACTTGGCGGTGTCGTATTGGCGAGGTTTGGCCGCCTACGAATCTAACCCCGAAAGCGTGCGCCCATCGGTGTCCAGCGCCCAACAGTGGGGAATGGGGCGTGTCAACGGTTTATTGTATGCGCTTCGTACAGGCAAGTATCGAAGGCGGCCATATGATACGGACCTCTTGCCCGAAGAGCATCCGTTATCCAATGCCGAAGATGACAAGGAGCAAAAACACCTCATCTTTGGATACAAGGATCTTGAGCTTGCGCCAAAGGATGCCGCATGGGGCTTTACCAAAAGAGAGGCACGCAAGATTCTTGGCGATGATCCCGATATGGAGCGATATGCACAGGCCTTCCTCTTTGTCAATCGAGGCGGCACAGATGATCCCGATGCCTATAAGCTACCGATCGCAAAGATGATCAACGGGGATCTCAAGGTGGTATTTCGGGGCGTGATTGCCGCAGGCTCATCGGTGCGAGGAGAACCTAAATTTGGAGCGGGTTTTTACAACCTGAGCGGAGCAACGCAAAAAGACAAAGAGCGTCTCTATGATGAAATCAAAGCCCTTTATGAGCGTTTTGGAGAGGCGGCACCGATCGCCCCGTGGGAAGAACCCGAAGAGAAAGCCGAGGAGATCACCAACTTCCCCACAAGAGGTGATGATCGTGCGGTGTCGTTATCGAATAGTCAATACAGGGTTTTTGATGCGGACTATGCCAAAGACCTCAAAGATAATTGGCCTTCGATATGGCGCAAAGGTGGAAACATTGAGGGAAACAACCAGTATAGACGTCTTGAGCCTATCGTAAACAGGCAAGACAAGACACCCAAAACGGATACTGAGGAGATGGCAATCCGCAAGCGTGAGGCATGGGCGGCACGTCACTTGCAAGATTTTCGCTTGGCGGGCACGGTTGCACAGATCAAATGGTTTGTTGTGGGCGAGAAAGGTCAAGCCTACATGAAAGAGCTTATCGAGGAGGAAAAGCGCAAGATTGAGGGCAAGAAGGATCGATCGATGCGTTGGCGTGCATGGATCCAAAAGACGCAAAAGCCCGCCGAGAAAGCGATACAACGGGCGGTGTATAGCTATCTCAGAGAAGCCCGCAAAAGGTATATGGGAAGAGCAAGAGAGTACATACAAACCCAAAGAGGATACACGCCACAGGAGCGCAAAGCCGTGATTGATTGGGCATTGCTTTTGGGTATGGTTGACGAGGTGCGTATCCTCCAAAAGAGGCTAGGGCGTCAATGGTTGAGCGTGTGGAGTTTGGCGGGTAACGATGCTCTTCTTGATGTGTATGAGAGTGCGGGGAAAACGCTACCTCTCGATCTTACTTTTGGATCACGTGAGGCGGCCGTCGAGGCTTCGGATTTTACAGCCATGAACATCGCACAAACCACCGCCAACAAAATGAAAGAGGTTATCGAAAAGGGTTTGTTAGAGGGTGATTCCATCGATGAGATTGCGGGCAACATTTCGCAACATACCGCCTTTGGAATCAAGCGATCACGCACCATTGCCCGCACCGAATCCACAAAAGCGATCAACCTCGCAAGTGAGCAGGCGTATAACACCGCACAGGCGGATGGGATAAAGATCCGTAAAGAGTGGTTATCGTCACGTGATGATCTTGTGCGTGAGACACATCAGGAACTCGACGGTCAGATCGTGGGCGTCAATGAGATGTTCGTGGTTCCTTCCACAGGTGCGCAAGGCTCAAGCCCGTCCAACTTCGGCGATCCGTCCGAGGATATTAACTGCAGATGCACTGTATTGCCGATCGTCGAATGATGCATATCCATGAATACGTTATGATGCTTTTGTGTATACTGTGCCTGTTGTTGTGGATCGTGTGGTTGTATGATGATTGGAGGTAAGATGTTGGAGATAATAATTGCGGCCGTTGTGGGTCTTGGTGTGGGTGTCGGCGGTACGCTCTTCGCAAAGCGTGACAAGAAACCCGATCCGGTTGTGGTTGCGGTTGGCGGTGATGAGGTTGCACGTGGTCAAGTCGAGGTCCAAAAGCAACTCACAAACCTCGATCTTGTCAAAGAGATATGTGCACCTGATTACATCGTAAAACAAGAACAGGGCGATCTGTTGTGCCGTGAGTTATTTTGCCGCATGCAACAACGTGGAATCGACGCACAAACCTCGCAAAGCGATTGTAACGAGATCGCCAACATCGCCAACACAAAGAGCATACAGGCCGCATGCAAGGATCTTGAGGGAGACGCAAAAGAGGTGTGTACAGAATTATTTTTCAAAAGAAAATAAAAAAGTGCTTGCATTATTTTTTCATTCGCTTATAATGAAAGAGTAACAAACAACAACGGAGCAACAAAATGACAACACAAGAAACAATCAAGCTTAACAAAGAAGTAACAAAGATTATTAGATTATTCGCAGATGACAAAAACAGTGGGTATGCGCTTTTATCAGCAAAGCAAGAAACAAAGTTAATCGTACGGATACAAGAGATCGAAAGAAAGCTTAATACAACAATTGTGATTGATGGAATCTACAACCACAATCAAGGATACTAACCACACAACAAACAACCCGCCCGCCTTTGAGCGGGCACAACCCAACAAGGAGCAACAATGTACACAACAACAATTAAAATTACACGAGACATGATTGAGCAAATCGAGGATGGGAGCCTTAAAATCAAATGCGGGCAGTGGGTGCAATACACATGGCTGCGCAAAAAGTCTCGCTTTGTAGGCGTGACAAAAGCAGGATCTATTTGGGCGGTACATAACCGCTATGGAAAGTTTAACGCACAAGCGCAGTCGATCAAGAAATTCCAATAACACCCCAACAAGGAGCAATAACAATGAATCAAGAAGTAATAAGAGAAGTGATTATCATTACATACAAAAACGGCGTGCGGCATGTACTCGAAAAGACGCAGGCGACATACGATCTCATCGTATTCGAGTTTGAAAACATCGAAGAGGTTGAATATGCGGACTACATCGAAACAGGTGCGGCACAATGAGCGGGCTTGTATTCGTAGCGGTGCATATCGTCAAGCCCACCCTCTTTATCCTCATGATCCTCTCATGCCTCTCAGCGGCAATCTATCTCACTACAACCAACAAAGGAGCAAAACACATGCGCAAAGTAGATGCACAACAAATACGTAAAATGATCAAAGTCTTCGGCCGTGCAAAGGTGCGGGCGATTCTCAAAGAAAAAGGTTTGACCTTCGAGGATCTCGGTATTAGATAAATCTTGCAAGTTCATTCTTGTCGATAGTTTGGATCTAAGACCGTTGTTGATTACCTGATATCAACAACGGTCTTTTTTATTGCGTGATCGCTATACGTTGCAAATTGTCCGCATTTGGTGTATATACACATTAGAGGTGATCTATGTACATCAAAAACCTACAATGCGAGATCTTGCGTGATTCGGGCAAAGATAAGCCTGTTGTGAGTTTTATTGCTTCCACAGCCAATGCCGATCGCTATGGTGATGTCATCAATCAACGAGGGTGGGATTTATCTAAGTACAGAAAAAATCCCGTGATTTTACTCAATCACAACGCAAACGCTCTACCGATAGCTCGTGGCGAGGTTGATGTTGTTGATGGGAAACTTATGGTTGATGTTGAGTTTGATATGGACGATCCACAGGCTGCAGAAGTTGCACGCAAGACAAAGGCGGGCTTTCTCAACGCTGTGAGCGTGGGCTTCAATCCCATCGACGCAACACCCCGATCCATGTTGGAAAAGTCGCACCCCGCACACGGTCAAAGCGGGCAATACTTCGATAAGGCCGAACTCCTCGAAATCTCAATTGTGACGATCCCCGCAAATGGCGAGGCCGTTGCCGCCAAAGGATATGATATGCAAAATCGTAATTTCAAGATCTCAAACCTCAAACACATCCTTGATGTGGAGATGCGTGACGATGTGGTTGTTGTGACCTACGCCCGCCACGACATGCCCGAAGATATGGAGCAAGACGCCATGAAAGATCCCGATGAGGAGATCGAGGAGGATCGTGGTCATTACGATGAGGATGAGGAATCCAAAGAAGATCGAGAGATGGACGATGATGAGGATGACAAAGACAAAGAAAAAGAAGACAAATTTTTAACCCCACAAGAGCGCGCCTTTCTCAATGCGCTTTTATCCTAACAGGAGTAACACATGAGTGATAAAACACTTGTAAACGAGGCAAAAGCGATCCTTGAGGGCATCAAGACGCACCAAAAGACCTCCACAGAAAAGCTATCTCAATTTGAGAAGCAACTCAGCGATCTCAAACGTGCACAGCGTCTTTTGCAAGAAGCTAGTGTACAGCCACAGATCAAAGACGAACACCTTAACGCACCTGATTACATGCTCAAGAGCTTTGTTGATGAGAAAGGCGTTCGATGGCAAACCGCCCGCAAGAACGTACAGATCGCAGGGCGTGGTACGGTAGCCGTTGAAGAGAAAGGCCTTCTAGATTCCGATGAGCCTGTAAACCAATGGCATGCGGATCTCATCAAGATCAACAAAGAGCGCTCTCTTGCACGTCTCATCATGAGTACACCCAACACACCAAAGAGCGATCTCAAGTTGTGGAAGCACCTCCAAAAGGCACCCTCTTTCATGCGCCCTGCAATAAGCAAGGCGTTTAACGATTCCGCAGGTCAGGGGGCGGAATGGGTACCAGATCAATTTGCCGCAAACCTCTATTTTAACATCGAAGAGACAAGTCAATTGCCTCGTGTTGTTGCGGATAACCTCCAAAAGCAAAGCGTTGAGCGTAGCACCATCTTGATTCCTCGCATGGAAAAAGGTGGCCGTCCGTACCTTAAAGGCAAGGTTTCCACAGACTCACCCGCACAATACACCGCCTCAACCGTCACAACCTCACAAAAGAGCGTAACCGTGAGCGGCCTTGCAGGTCGTTACCTCATCGATGATGCGGCACAAGAAGACTCGGCGATCGCAGTTGTGCCCGCCCTTCAAAGACAGATATCGATGGATCTTGCCGATGCTATGGAAGATGCTTTGATCAATGGTGACGATAGCGCAACACATCAAGACGACATCGCAAATTGGAATATACGTGGAAGATGGGGCACAAGCCCCGCTCTTGGTGGAAGCGCCGATCATAGACGTGCTTTTAAGGGCATGAGAAAGCAAGCTTTTGATCGCTCTTGTACTGCGGATCTATCTGGATTCACCTTTGCAAAGCTGTTGGGTCTCAAGGCGCAAATGGGTGAACTTGCCCTTCAAAACGTTGTTATCTTTGCATCTCCTGAGGCGGTTCTTGCGAATCTTTTGGTCCTCGATCAGGTTTTGACCATAGACAAGTTCGGACCGCAAGCGAGTGTGAAAACAGGCCAGATCGCAAATATTGCGGGCATGCCTATTATCATGTCTCGGTTCCTTTCTGCGGATATGAATGACCTAGGTAAGTATGACAATGCAACCAAAAACAAAACCGGACTACTTATGGCGCATGCTCCTTCATGGTACATCTTCGAGCGTAGAGGAATCCTTGTGGAAACTGACCGCAAAATTGATGTCGGGGCCACTGAAATCGTCGCTACAATGAGATCCACTTTCGACACACTCGATCTTGATGCAACCAAAAACGTTGCGTTTGGTTTCAAAATGGCAATATCATAAGGAGTAAATCATGGAATATAGAATACATGTACCCGCAAAGCATGCGACAAACTTGACCACAACAACGGTTTTGCACTCAATCCCTTGCGATCGTAATGCAACCCTTAAGAAGGTCATGATCTCAAGCCGTGCAGGAATCACACACGATAGCACAAACTATTCTCAAATTGCAGTTAAGAACGGATCTACCACTCTTGCGGTACGTTTGTTTAATGCGGTATCTCTTGCCGCACTGACACCTGAAGAGTTAACCGTATCCGATGGCGACGTAACAGCCTCCACATGTCTTAAGGTCGAGTATGACTTTAGCGCATCCGGCTTGGCTGTAGATTGCGATCTTGTTTTGGTCTTTGAGACTGCGAGGCAGTTCTAATTATGGCAATGGTTACGGTTTCCATATTGAAACAATATCTTCCTGAGATCACGGGCGATGCCGCCAATACTGATCTTGAGGCGTTATTGGATCGTGTGGAATCCGCAACCGCCCGGTATATGGGATGGGGTAAGGCTGATAACCTTGCCTCACCTCGTATGTTGTCTGCAACATACACCTTTTTCCTCGATGCGCCTACGCTCGAGAATCCTGATGTTTTGCAATTACCTATGAGGCCTGTACAAAGCATCACATCAATACACAGCGACATCGATCGCCAATACGGATCGGATACGTTGATCGATGCGTCAACATACAGCCTTGATAAATACTTAGGGCAAGTGATACTCAATCCTGTAACCGCAACCGATTACTTTGATCGTGGGTATCGTGCGATCAAGGTGATATGTGAGGCGGGTTTTGCAGGTGGCGAAATGCCCGCAGATCTTGAACACGGGATCTGTGTGTGGGCGTCTCAACTACACCGCAACAAAGCAACACAGGGAAAAGACAGCATCACACAAAGAGCGGCCACGATATCAATCTCCCCAAAGAATATGCCCCCTGAGGTAAAGGAGATCCTTGCGCCATTTCGAGAACCTCGGCAAATCTTTTGAGGTGACACGATGCCAAAGCAGATCTCTCTTGCACAATTTCAAACCCGCATGAGAAAGGCCGATCAACGAATTGTAAAAACGCTTTTCATCAAACTTCGTGCCCTATCGCTCAAGGCTGAGGCCGAAGCAAAGCGCAACGCAACCGACTATCCTCGTGTACGTACAGGGCGCTTACGTTCATCGATCACGGGGCTTGTGGACACCAAAAACGCACGGCCTCGCATGCTTCTTGTCGCAGGTGGAAACACAAAAGGGGCGCCTGTGAACTATGCAAAGTTTGTAGAGTTTGGTACAAAACGCATGAGGCCTCGGTTTTTTATGGGTAGGGCTATGCAAAAGATCGAGCGTGATCAAGTCCTTGATGAGTTGCGCAACCTCCTCAATCTTGCGCTTGTGGAGAGGTAATGGCATCACGTACAAGGCAAATTATCGAAAAGATAAAGGCGCTCGTTGCGGTTGACTATACCGCAAAAGAGAGCGGTCTTGATATGCGCAACAAGGTGCAGATGGGTGCAATTATCGATCCGCCTTACGTGCCCTTTGGGTGTGTGTCTTTTGTGCAAGCTACAAGCGAATACGGCCAATCATTAGGGCGCTACCGAATCACGAACACCTTCGAGGTGTATGCATTTGTGGCGGGCCTTAATGTAGAAGAGCGCACCGTAAAGGCGATGGATCTTGTTGAGGATATGGCTGAGGCTCTTTGTGCAGATCGTCAAATCGGTCTATCTTCGATCGTTGATGATATAAAATGTGCCTTTGTTGCCGAAGATGGAGATCGCTACGGGATCGAGGGCTTGGGGATCGGTTATATTGAGGTGCAAGTGTACTCTCAAAGCGACACAGGGATCTAGATTATGACATGGTATGACACAGGATTTAAGCAACGGCAAGCGGTGGCGATCGATGCTACAACCACATCCGATGCAACCACGGCCGCAAGGGATACCGAGTTTGGTATCCCATCGGATTGGGATCTTTTTTGGGATAATATACGATCGGATTTCTTCGATGTGGTTGTAGCTGATCCAAACGGCAATCTGTTGAATTTCTCACGCAAGGCGGGCGCAAATTATGCGAATCGTGTCCTTGTTCTTGAGGTTGACGGGTACGCCACAAAAGGCCAAAGCGTTGTGCAAATATACGTGTACTTTCAAAACCCCACACAAAGCAGCGATCTATCTGTGTCGACCACGATGACAAATATACTCAACGGATCGATCGAGTTATCAAGGCCCACGGCGCTTACGGTCACACAGCCCTTGTTAAGACCACCAACAGACGTGCCGCAAACCGCATTTGTAAAGGCCTCGACGGACGAGATCGACGTGTATTTTTCTGTGGCCTCCATATTGGGGGCGAGAGCAGCAAAATACAACAACCGCCTACTCTATGAGGGTATAAACTACATCAACGTGTTTGCTCTCAACTCAGCGGGCGCAAACGATACGGGGCGATATGACGAATCACAAACAAGGTTTGTGGGTGAGTATGTGCGGGTACGTGCAAAAGGCGGATCAAGTGGAAGCGATTACGCTCTTGTGTGTCGTATCGTCACAACCGAAACACAACAAATTGATATAAGATGTTTAATACAGGTACGCGATCAGCTACCATCTAGCTAACAGGAGAAATCATGGCTTTGGAATTTGGCCGATCGGCCTTTATCAAGTACGCAAAAGAGTCCACCTACGGGACTGCAGTCACCACCACAGTATCGAACCGTGTTACATCGGTGTCGTTATCGAGAAGCCAAGAGAGGGAGCGCACAACGCATCTCTCACAAGGTGACGCAGGATTTGCAACGAACACCTTTGACGGTTTCGAACAGGCGGGCGGATCGGTTGAGATGCCTTTGTTTTACCAAGGAAACGGCCTGCTTATTGAGGTTGCGTGTGGTGCATCGGTATCCGTATCGGGATCCGGTCCATACACAAGCGTGTTCGAACCTCGCAACACCTCAACAAACCCCACACTTGATTCTCTCACGATAGACTTTCAACGGGGTACAGGATCAAAAGAGACGTTTGAGGGCTGTATGGTTTCCACGATATCGTTTTCATGTGAGGCAGGTGGCGAGGCTTCGATAAGTGTAGAGTTCCTTGCGGAAACAGCACAAACCAGAGCCTCGGGCATCACGCCCACATTTGGATCGGGTGCGCAGGTATTCCACCACCAAGTAACAGCCGCAGGACTTGACTTTAATAGTGTAAACTACAAGGTGCGATCTTTTGAGTTTAGTATCGATAACAAGCTTGAGCGGGTCAACAACCTAGGATCAAAACTCACAGGTCAACCCCAAATCAGTGATGTACGTGAGGTGATGATTACCGCAACGCTTGACCTAGAGGATAACAACCTATACAATGCGCAACTTGATGGTACACAATCGGATGTATCTCTCAAGTTTCAAAGCGGTACGGATGAAATACAATTCTTGTTACGGAATGCAAAAATCGTAGATTACTCGGATGATGTGACTTCATTCGGCCGTATTGAGCGAACCGTAACGTTTATGGGTTTGGGTGTATCCGGTGGCGACAAGCCATTTAAGATCACCCTCATTAATGGCGATTCCACAGGGATCGGTAACTAACAATTTTTTAATGTAGATCGTGCATGAGTATAGCCAAAACAAAGAAAAAGCCAAAAATCGCAATTTCTGATCGATTTGCCTAGCAAACGCATGAACAAACAAAACCACAACAAAAGAGGTGTAACGATGGATAAAAATATCCTTGAGGAGATCGTTGCATCCGCATCTTTTGAGATCGATGCCTTTGACGGCCTGATCAAAATAGAGGGGCGGATCTTGTCTCCATCCGAAGTCGAGGCCGCAGGTCTTGCAAGTGCGCTCATTGCGGGTGCAATATTTAAGGGCAAAAGCCAAAAGCAGATCGAGGAAACGCAAAGAATCGCCGAAAAGGTTGAGCGGGGCGAGATGGACAATATCGAAGAACTCTTGCAATTGACCTCTTCGATATCTCCTGAGCAAATGGAGCGCCTTGCAGAGCGTGAGGATCGGTTGCTCATAAAGTGCGTGCGTAGATGCTCAAAAGACAACGGGAAAACATGGGAGCCTTTGCACCTTGTGAGTGTTGTTGATCAGCAAAACGCAAAGCAAAACCGCCTTTGGGTGGGTATGATAAAAAGCGAAGACCGCAAAGCCATCCTTGATCGTGCCATGAGCGGGCACAAGGAGGCAAGCGAAAAGCTTAAATCCTTTCGCAAAAGATGAGGAGATCGTGCACATGTATGACATAATAGGCCGCACATATGGTATGTTGCCCTCTGAGGTTGCAAAACTATCATGGGCGGATCTTCTTGTGTGTGTGCAATGCGTGCGGGCAAGAGGGGACCGTATCAAGCGTATACTCAAAAAGGGCAAGCGCAAAAAGGATATGGTATTTCCCAACATCTCAATTATTGACCTTGCGGATATATTATGAGCACAACTGTAGAATACATTCTTGACGTACAAACACAAAAGGCGCAAACCGGCCTCAAGAGAACCGAGCAACAAACCAAAAAGACCACAGCCGCAATCAAGGATGGCCGAAAGGCCATGCGGGGTATGTCGGGAACCTTTCAAGCGGTGGGCGAAATATCAAACCTTGTAAACCCACAGCTTGCAGGGTTGGCGGATGCTGCAATCGGCACCTCTTCCGCATTTCGTGCATTAGGACGCTCTCTTGCAAGTGGGAATATGATCATTATTGGGCTAACTGGTGTACTCATAGCGGGTATTGCAGCCTATACCGCATACACATCAAGCGTAAGGGCAAACGAAGCATCGATCAAAAAGCTAAACGAGACGCTTGAGAAGAACACCGCAGAGATTGAGAAGAATCAACAAGTCTTTGCAAATGCAGAAAACGCAATCTTGAGCAGCGCAGGCGGGATCAACGAATTGCGTCTCAAGTATGCAGAGCTTTCGGGCGAGATAAACAAGGGCGAGGCGTTAGAGGCGAGGCAGTTCTTTGCGGCGGAGCAGGGTGCACAAAAGCTACGGGATGAGCTTGAAAAGCAAATACAAACAAGAGAGAAGGATCTTGAGTTAGCAAAATCAAGCGCAAAGGCAATACAGGAAAGGATCAACCATCTAAGTGATGCAAACAGGTTGATAAAGTTTGGCGGCGGCGCAACAGAAGAAGCATTAAAAGAATACGAAAAGCAAGATCGGGTGATATCTCAAATATCAAAACTAGAGCGAGAACTTTTATCTCTTCGAACCGATGGCGTCGAGAGAATCGAGGCTCAAAGTAGAGAGTTTTCAGACTTACAGGATAAGATTGCAAAATTACTCAAAAAGCAACAACAAAGAGAAGAGGCGATCAAGCGTGCCAAAGAACGCCAAACGCAACTACAAAAACTTCTTAACGATCTCCAAAACCAAAGCGCTACACTTGCCGCAAAGGTGCGAGATAGCGAGATCGCACGAATGGCACCGCTTGCACAAGTCAACGCACAATACCAAAAAGAGATCGACGGCCTCAACGCAATAGAGGCGGGCATCATAAAGCAATTCGAAGAGGCTGAGCGTGTCGCAAAATCCAAAAGAGATCAGGCGCTTCTCACGGATATACAAAAGGCCAAAACCGAGGCGCTTGCGCAGGTAGAGGCGGCACGGGGACAAGCCGAAGAGAACAGGGCGCAAAGGCTCGGTAAGATATATGGAAGCAATACAAAGACGCAAATCAAGGGCTTGGCTAACATAGGTAAAGCATTCGCCCAAACGCTCGATAAGCAATTGCAGGCACAAAATCAGGTTGGCAAAATCATCGATCAGGCCAATAGCGATCAACTCACGGCCTTGGATAAAATCAACCAAGCCGAGCAAGAGCGCCTCAACACCTTGCGGGAAATCGCAAAACAGCAAGGTATAAACACAAAAGAGGCGCAAAGGGCTGTACAGGCAAGATCGGAGCGAGAGCGTGCGAGAATCAGACAACAACAAGCGGCGGGCGCTGTGGGTGCTGTTGAAACGGTTATACGGGCGTCTATTGATCCGAATACGCTAATATCGGCAATTGGATCCGCCTTTGGCCCCTTGGGTAGCGCCATCGCAGGAGTCGCAACAACCATAGCCGATCTCGGTAGGGTCGATCCAGAGCAGGCCAAAGCATTGGCCGAAGAGTTGGGCGTAACGCAACAAAAGGCGGCGGAGATTTTGCGAGAACAAAGGGTTCAGGAGATAAAAGAGAACTTTAAAGCCACATTTCAAGGTATCGTTAAGGGTTTGCAGGTCATCGTACCTTTGATCTTTGAGTTGTTGCCGCCTGTGATATTTGAGGCGGCGGGACGTATCGTCTTAGCAATTCTTCAACTGCCCGCACAGCTTGGGGCCGCAATTATCAACGGCATAGGCGATTTATTCAAGGCTGTATTGGGTTTCTTTCAAGATCCTGTTGGGGCGATAAGTGACGGCATTGGCAAGATTTTAAGTGATTTTGTAACCGCCATTATCGGTCCTGTTTTGGCGCTTGTGGGTGTCGATGTCTCTTCATTCATGAGCGGCGGCCGAATGACAAGCGCCCAAGGTGGTATCAGGTTTACTGGAGCCTCAAGAGGCCTCGCAATGCTCCACGAGGGGGAAGCAGTCATTCCGAGAAGCGGCCAAATATCCTCAAGCGTGGCAAGAGATGCACAAAATATAATGCAAGCGCAAGGCGGGGGCGGTGGTGTTACGGTTGTGATCAACAGCGCCATCACAGAAAGATCGGCCGTTGATGCCCTTGTGCGCAAAATAGAGGAGCGATTTAGCGCCTTTGGGCAATCCACAAGCCCGCTCTTTGGAGGTCGATAACATGGGCAATGCAAAATTCTTTTACTATCCGCAACCCGATGGGCGTCACCTCGTGGAGATCGATATGGGTGAGGCTTTGGGCGAGCTTCAAAGCGTATTTGCACATGATGCCGTTGATGCTATTACGCAATCGGGCGGCATATATCGATCCGTGTCACGTGGTGCGGAGTTTGTGACCATACAACGGGACCGCATGCAACTAGGTGAGGATCTTGCCGTGCAATTTCGTGCACTACAAAACCACCTCGATAGAGGTTATGCATGCATGTTTACTGCAGATCACGCAAAAGCGTGGGCAGCTTCTTGCATTCCATCACCCACAGCGGGTGATTTTACGATCAATGTAGGTGATGCGGTGTTTTCCAGTATCACGGGCACGGTTGTTGGTGGCTCGTCCCTTGTGCCTGTGGCGGGCGATTATGTTGCTATTGATACCGATAGCCCGCCTTTGGTGCATGAGGTGGGAGAAGTACAAAGCGCATCGCTTACAATGGCCTCAGGTGGCTCGATCACGTTTCAAAATCGTGTATGCTTTGATTATGCGGGGCGCATGGCGTTTGCCCGTTACTATCGCTTTTGGCCTGTTCTCAAGCGCCCACAGGAGGATATCGGCACACCCATGATCACAAACGAGGGTGGGCGTCTGTTCTCGCTTTCGGTGCGTCTTGTGGTGGATTATGAGGCCATGTTTGCGTTTTACAATGGCGAGGGTGAAACCGTACCGCTTGCCGAAGCCTCACCCGCATCAGGTGACCTAAGCAACAATGAAGGATCCTTCACGCTTGATACAGGATACAAGGCTTTTGATCCACGGCCACAAGCCAAAGAGGTGAGCATCAATACAAGCGTACTCAACGCAATACGACGAGGGCGATCGTAATGGCATGGAGCACCGATTTTATTGCAGCGTTGAGCGCTCCCTCTATCACGCCGATATACATTCTTGAGGTTGTGCGTGTGCCTCAAGGTGTGGGCGCTCCTGCGTTTATCTATTCGGATAGAGGTGATTTACAGATCGGCCGTGGTGGTGTTGACATACAGGGCACGAGTGTGATCCCGCAAAGGTGGTCGGTGTCTTTTGGTGGTTTTGCGCTTGAACTTGTGGGTGATATACGGCCGTTTCGTAATAGCCTCATACGAGGGGCTTTGTGTGTGCTTCGTGTATCGATCGCAGGTCTTGCCGATGAGCGGATCGCCATTGGGCAACTCGACCAAATCGAGGGCGTTCGTGGTGTATATCGGGCATCTTTTAAGGACTACCTGAGCGCATCACAATCAAGATTTGATACTCGAAAGGTGGGCACACAATACCGATCACAATGGTTCTATGGTACCGCAACAAAAACAACCGTTTCTCATGTGTGGAATCCTTTCCAAACGTCATTACAGGTTGTTAGCACGGATGACTTTACAAAGTCAACGGGGATCGATGGTGTCTTGTATTGTGTACCGTCAAGCGGTAGTGCACCCTTTTTCATGCACTGGAGTGCAAAGGATGACGCAACGGATATTTTTACCGTGTCCGGCCGGGCTGATCATCCCTCAACCGCAAGCGAGAGTCTTTTACATGTTGGGTCAGAGGTCTACAATGCGGCACGTGTTGTGGGTGCTCCCTTTTCGATATTTGCACAACTGATCACCTCAACGGGTACAGGTACAAACGGCCCAAATGATCGACTACCTGAGAGTTATGGAAACGGCGCACCCTTACATCATTCGTTTTTCGATGTGGCAGATGCGCAGAATACATCAAGCTACATCTTGCCCTCAAGTGGTACGTTTTATCAGTGGGATTTTGTATTTAACGAGCCTTTGAGCGGCGGGCTTCGTGCGGTGATGGATATAGCGGGCAACGTTGGGCAATGGCCTGTGATGCGTCAAAACTCATTTTCTTGGCGTGGATGTTGTGATCCCACAGGCCAAAGCGGAAACAAGCCGCCGACAAGTGCACACATTTACGATGATGACATTATATCAATCGATGGCGTGCAGTTCTTTGATCCTACGCTAAGCGCTCCATTTCTCCAAACGTCGATCACGTATGACGTAAGCAACACAACAAAAAGCGTTGTAAGCAATACGGATGGCGATTACTTGCCGATGAATACCGAAATAGAGAGGCAATTTGGTACAAGGTATTCCACAGGCGGATCAAATATGGCATCGATGGCAAGCGGGGATCTTGACCGGATGCAGATATGGGATCTTTTCCATTGGACCAAAGTTTCTTTGCGTGTGAGGTTGCGGTTTGCGGTGCTTTGTGCGGGCGACGTGGTCCAACTTACAAGCGCATTCATACAAGATATCAGCACACAAGTTGGTGACACCTACAACGGGCGCAATGGGATGGTGTTAGAAGTGGGGTACAATATCACATCAAGATCGTGTATATTGGTGATAGGTTTTCCGCCTGAGGTGTAAAAGATGAAATATGAGATCTGGCATGCAAAGCCCCCGATTTTGCAACGCTTAATCACACGTGGCTATAAGGTTTTTGAGGGTGAGGATCATGATCTCAACCTCATCGGTATTCGCTCAAAGAATCGCACGGCGGGATCGTTTGACGATCTCTTTGTGTGTGTATATCGTGAGGATGGCGTGTGGATACAAGAGACGTATCAAGCGACATGCGATCCAAGCGCAGAGCAACACGAAGATCCAACAAACAAAAAGGGTGTGGCGATACTCAAGGCCGGCCAATATCGGGGCGTGTGGAAGCTTGATAAACATGCGGGCAAATACCTCGCCCTATGTCAACGGGGCGCAATGGTTACCGTCTACAGAGACAACACAGGCGATACCACAAGCGACCATATCAACGAGGATACAGGATGGTTCGGAATAAATGGGCATCGTGCTCATGAGACAAAGCTTGTTGATTCAACAAAGTACTATAGCGCCGGATGTCAGGTGCTCAGACATCCCGCAGATTTTGCACGCCTCATGGCCTTATGCAAGATGCAAGCGGCAAGGTGGGGCGACTCCTTCACATATACACTACTCGAGGAGGAATAATGCCCACCGAGATGGTTACACAGTTATGGATGGATCTTGCAACAAATGCGCCTTTTGTTGGGTTTCTCTTGTATCAGTATTGGGATCAACGCAAAACCAACAAAGAGCAGCGTGACGAGATGCGAGAAATCAGACTTGAAGCAAAAGAGCAAGAGAAAGAGATCCGCAATCGATTCGAAAAGGTAATTAAAGATCTCAACAAGGACCGTGATCAACTTGTCGACGGGTTTTCATCTCGTATTGATAGCCTTGAACGTGGACAACGCAAGTTATTTACAATCCTCGAGCCTCTCAAAGAGCAAATACAAGAGATGAGGCTCAAAGAAAAAGTAAAACAAGAGATCGGTGCGGTATAATGATATTGTTGCCTCGTCGTGAGGCAACACGGGAAAAGTCGCAACAAGGTGCCTCATAAGGCATCTTTTGTTTTTTTCAAAATAATACTTGCACATTATAAGTGAATGACATATAATAAAAACACCAACCAACCAACAAGGAAAAGACAATGAAGAAGCTTTGCAGCGTAACACTTTTTTATACAGACAACACAATTACAGTACAGATGATGCTCGATACCAATAGCCCTGATATCGAGAATGTTATCTACGATACTTTCGGAGATATAGCAGGCAAAGATCTATATGACTATGAAGTAGTCGATATAAAAAAACTTGAGGATATGAGGAAAGAATCCAATAGATCAAAAGGGGGTGCATAATGAATAGAGATCAAGTAAGAATAAACAAGAGGGAAAACATTGTTTATTATGCCCCACAGATCTATTGTCAAAAAGTTCGCTCATTTCAACTGACATATCAATACGATCCTGAGCTAGCTTATCGTATAAATTTGGTTTGCAAACAGGTCAAAGAAGGCCAGATCTCGCACTGGCAATTCATAACCCATTGTATCAACAAAGAGATCCCGATCTTCGTAAAAACAAAATGTTGGGGGGAGTTTTGGGAAAATGAACCCCTGTTCATTTTTGCGGGACTCGATGATCTGCTCAAAGATAAAACACAGGTGATCGTGTATTCATATCGACACGAATATTGTTACACAACCCCTGTGGGGCTACTTGATGTCGATGTTGATCAAGACTACCGAGCATTGATAACATCGTAATAATAATATGCAAAAGCATATAAACAACCCACAACAAACCCACAAGGCCGCATCGTGCGGCCTTTCTTGTGCAATAAAAAAGCCCGCAGTAGATGCGGGCACAAAACCGAGGAGATGTTTTGTTTTTGTGGATAGACCTAGGTGAAATAAACCACGTGAACGGAATCGCCGTTGCTAAGGTTTCCGCCAAAACTCAAACGACACACACCGCCCGCACCGCCGGAAACGGCAACCGTATACTCGGATCCGTTACCCGCAGATCCGCCAATAGCGGTCATGTTGAGAGCGGCCAAACCATTGATATATACCATTACGCTATTCGCAAATCCTGCATCGAGTGTACGGGCAAGATCAAGTGTTGAGGTGGAAGATCCTGATATCTGGAATCCTTCTTGAAAAAATGCGGCGCCTATTTTTGCGGCCGATATTGCATCATCTTGGATGTTGGCTGTCTGTACGCAATTGCTCGATAGCTTTGCGTTTGAGATTCCGCCATCCTA